CCCACCGACAGCGCGGCGGCCAGCTGCGGCCCCAGCGACTTGAAAGCATCGCCCACCTTCAGCGTCTTCGCGTCCAGCTCGCCCAGGCTGCGCGTGACGCCCGCCAGGCCGCCCGTTACCTGGGCGGCGCCCTGCAGGTTGAGCCGAATGCCGATCTGTTCTGCCATGGTGCTCAGGCCCGTGGTTCAGCGGCGCGCCGAGGCGGGGCGCTCGCGGCGGGCGCGGTCGGCCCATTCGTGCAGGGTGACGCGCTCCATGCGCTGGATGTCGGCCAGCAGCTGGCGCGCGCGGCGCGGGGGGCGGTCCAGGCGGGCCAGGCGCAGGTAGGCTTCGACGCCCGCGTAGTTGAGGCCCACCGGCTGCCCCATGCCCGCGTGCACCCACTGCGTCTGCAGCGCCAGCCACGCCTGCAGCGCGCGCTGGTTTTCGGGCAGCAGGAAGAAGGGGCGCGGGCCGCCGGTGTCGCTGCGGTCGAGCACGAGGCCGAAGGCGGCCAGCGCGGCGTCTTGTTCGTGGTCGGCGGCGTCGTCATCTTCCGTGCTCCCGAAGTCCAGCTCGCCGCGCGCGAGCAGGCGCGCCGCCTCCTCTAGTTTTTTGCCGTGCCCTTGGCTCCGCAGCTTTCCAGGTACGCCCCGAAGATGACGCCGGCCATGCCCACGATCTCGAGCAGCGCGGCCAGGTTGGCCGGGGTGAAGGGCACCTGGTTGGCGTCGTCGTCGAGCACCCCGTCCCAGCCGCTGACGACATCGGCCAGCAACTCGGGCACCGTGCGCTGGTTGCTGTCGACGATGTCGCGCAGCGCGCTCTGCGACAGGCGCTTGGCCTGGAGCGAGAACGAGAACGCGGCCGGCTTGCCGTCGGCGCCGGGCAGCTTGCCGGCGACCGGGACGGTGATGGTGTTGCTGACGTAGAGGCGGAAGGCCATGCGGGGCTCGGTGTGGGGATGGTTGCGGTGGGCAGGGCGGCGCGGTCAGGCGGCGGGGCTTACAGGCAGACGATGCGCAGCTCGTCGTTGCCGCTGCTGGGCACGAAGCGCAAGTTCAGCCCGGTGTGCAGCTCGCCTTCGTAGTCCACATCGGACGGGTCGATGCGCTGCACCCGCGGGGCGTGCAGCATGATCCCCACGCCCGCACCGGTGCTGTGTGTGAAGCCGAGGCTCGTGGTGGTGTTCGCGTTGATGTCGGTGCGGAAGGTGGCCTCTTGCGCCGCGGTCAGCTCGAGCTGGCAGGAGCCGGTGACATCACGCTGCGTGATGGCAACCGATTGGCCGCCCAGGATGGCCTTGCGGGCAATGGTGTTGCCCAAGTTGATGGCCAGGCCGCGGCTGGGGTAGACGGTGCCGCTGGTCAGCGTGCCGGCGCTGTACGTTGCGCCGAGGTTGATGTCGCCGCTGTTGACGTCGCTGACGACGCTGGGCACCTTCCACGAGGTGAGCGTGAGCGTGGGGTCGGCGGTGGCGGTGGTGCCGCCGTCCAGGCCGGTGAAGGTGAAGCGGATCATCGGGCGCTCGCCTTCGTTGAGCATCAGCTCGGCGTTGCCCATGCAGCCGGTGGCCTTACGCAGCGTGCCGTCGATGTGGTAGTAGATGGTGACCGACTTGAACGACGCGGAGACGGGCGTGTACTCCACGCGGGCCGGCGTCGTCAGCGTGGCCTCGGCCATGCCGCAGGCCAGCAGCAGCGGGCCCCAGGCGGGGGCGGTGCCAGCGGTGCCCGAGTTGGCCAGCTCGACGTCGAAGCTGCACTCGACGAAGCGCGTGCCGGCCAGCTGCTCACTGCCGCCCAGGTTGGCGCGGATCAGGTCGCGGTTGACGTTGGTGTAGGCGATGTTGAACGAGGCGTTCGACACCAGGATGGCGTTGGCGCTGCCATCGGGGGTGGGATCGGTGGCGTAGGTGACCTCGGTCTTTGCGAGGATGGCGGTCTTGCGGATGAGGCGGCCCATGGTGGCTTACTCCTGGCTGGCAGCGGTTTTGGTGGCGGGGGCGGCGGGCGCCGCGGCGGGTTCGGGCAGGGGCACCCAGGCCTGGTGGCCGGCGTCCCACGTCCAGCGGCCACCGGCTGGCGGCGTGCCCACGGGTTGCAGGTTGGGCGGCTCGGCGGGTGCGGGGGCGGGCTTGGCGGCGGGCATGGTGGCGGGTGCGTTGGTGGGTGGGCGCGTCAAGGCCACGCAACCAGGCTGTTGGACCGGGTGCGGTGCTGGACGACAAGGCTGATGGTGGCGGCCACGAGCGGCGTGTCACCGTCGTCGGTCTGCCAGTCGATGGTGGGCGTCATGCGCACATCGATCACGCCCAGGTTGGTGGCCGGCTGCCACACGGCGATGCGCGCCCAGGCGGCTTCGAGCAGCGCGTCAACGGTGGCGGCGGGCTCGCTGGCCGAGCTGGCGCCGCGCGCCAGGCAGTCGACGGCGAAGCTGGTTGTCCACTCGTAGCCAGCGCCCAACGTGCGGGGGTAGTCGGCGCGGCTCTGCAGCATGCGCACGTTGACCTGCGCGGTGTGTTGCGCGGCCATGGGGCGTGTGGCGTTGGCCTTGACGTTGCCCGATGCCAGCGCGGGCGACGCGGTGAGCAGCGCGACCAGGGCGGTTTGGATGGCGAGGTGGGCGCTCATGTCAGGCGCGCTCGAGCATGAGCCGGCTGACGCCGGTGCCGTCGGGCTGGTGCTCGACGATGGTGTAGGTGGTGCTGCCGACCACGGCGGCCTTGCCCACCGGGCTGGCGGGCACGTGCGCCGTGGGCAGCGTGAGCATGGGCTGTGCTGCCGCGATGCCGGCCACCGCCAGGCCGCCGAGCTGGTGCTCGGCGTCAAAGATGGCCTCGCGCGCCGCGCCGTCCACCGTGACGGCCACGCCCAGGCCGCTGGCCTTGAAGAAGGGGGCGAGGTTTTCGGCAAACATGGGCGGCGGGCGGGCTTGGGGTGGCGGGGTCAGTCGGTCTCGCTCAGCGCGACGACGGCCAGCGTGTAGGCGGGGCTGCTGGTGCCGCCGATGTCGTAGTTCATGCGCAGGTAGCGCGGGCAGCGGTCGAAGTTGATGGCGCGCTTCTGCGTGCTGGTGCCGGTCGTCAGGCCGGTGAAGGCGCCGCCGTCGACATCGCTGTAGCTGCGCGCCGTGGTGACGATGGCGATGGTGTCGCCGTTGGCGAAGGCGGTGCCGCCGGCCACCAGGTCGAAGGCGACGTAAGCGCTGGTGAAGCGCTGGCCCACCGTGGCGTTGCCCAGGGCGCCCGAGGTGGCGCCGACGACTGCGGCCGTGGTGGCGTTGCTGAAGGTCAGCGTGATGGTCTCGGCCACCGCATCGGGGCCAGCGACGACATCGAAGCAGTTGCCCGTGCCGGTGTTGCTGCCCGGGGTGACGCTGGTCACCGCATCGGTGTCAGGCGAGCCCTGCAGCTTGAGCGCCAGCGTGGGCGTGCTGCCGGCCGTGTTGCGGGCCATCAGCACGATGGCGCCCTGGCCCTTGAGGCTGCGCGCGTCGATGCCGGCGCTGTTGCCGTCGGCGCTGATGGCGGCCGGGGCCTGGATGTTGGTGAGGGTGGCGTCGCCGATGGTGTCCATGCGTCAGTCCTTTGAAGCGGCCTTGCGCGGGCGGCGCGGCGGCGTTGTGGTGGCGGGCTCGGGGGCCGGGGTGACCATGGCGGCGTGCGCTTGCTGCACGGCGTCCAGCGCCTGCAGCAGCGCGGGCGGCTCGTCGGGCAGCGGCTGCGCGCGGCCGGCGGCCACCAGAATGGCAACCACCGTGGCCGGCAAGTCGCGCACATCGCCCGGGTGGGCGTCGTTGCCGACGCCCCCCAGGGCCGTGCCGCGGACGAAGCGCACGCGCATGCTCAGGCGCCTCAGATGGTGGCGCCGGTGGCCTTGCAGAAGCTCTGCGGGTGGCGCAGGGCGATGTCGGCCAACTGGAAGCTCGTGACTTCCACCATGCCCTGCTTCTTGAGCGCGTAGGGATCGACCACGATCTCGAGCGCGCCCCAGGTGCCGATCATCACGCTGGTGAAGTCGCCGAAGATGACGCCGTGGTCGCTGCCGCTGCCCAGCGTGGCCAGCACCTGGTTGGTGGCCACCGCGCGGTAGCCCACCAGCTGGCCGTCGTTGAGCGGGCCCGTCCAGATCATGCGGCTGTCGGTCGACGCGGCGATGACCGTCTGCGCCAGCTTGCCGGCCATGCCCGGCGTGGTGGCGAAGGCCAGGTTGCCCATCAGGGCGTTGTCCTTCAGCACCTCGGTGACCATGTCGATCAGCTTGCCGTAGGTGGGCGTGCCGCCCATCGCGATGCTGTTGACGTTGCTGGCGGCGTAGATGCCGGTGGGCTCGTTGTTGCTGCCGCTGCCGTGCAGCACGGCGCGGTCCCAGGCCAGCGCGTGCTGGGCGGCCAGGTCGTTGCGGATGAACTGCTCGACGTCGATGCTGGACTGCGCCATGAGCTGGCGGCTGAAGGCCGTGGTGGCCTGCAGCGTCTTGGGCGTCAGGCTGACGCTGCCCAGCGTGGCGTTGCTGGCCGTGACGTTGGTGCCGTCGTTCTCAGGCATCCAGTAGGCCGTGGCGGCGCCCGTCTGCTTGGGGAAGCTGACCGGGCTGGTCAGGCCGGCCATGACGCGGGCGCCCAGCTCGACGGCCACGGCTTGGTTGCGCAGCAGGTCGATGAACTCGCCGGGCTCGGTGAAGACCGTGCTGCTGCCCTTGGTGCTGGTGTTCCACAGCGATTCGGCGATGGCGGCGCGCTCGGCCTGCAGGCGCATCGGCACGAAGATGCCGCCGTGGCGCTTGGCGTTGGCGGGCAGCTGGCGCTCGAGCTCCTGGCTCAGCTCGGCCTCGAAGCCGCTGACGGCCTGACCTTCGGCGCGAGCGATGGCGGCGGCGATGGCGCGCACGTAGCTGTACTGCTTGCGCTCGCGCTCGTTGAGCTTGACGTCGGCGGCCAGCGGCTTGTTGGCCACTTGGCGCAGCACCTCGGCCTGGAACTGCTCGACCGTGTGGCCGGCCTGGATGGACTTGAGCGCCAGCTCGCGGGCGTCGTAGCCCTGGATGGTGGCGGCGAGCTGGGAGATTTCGGCGGCGTGGTTGCGCTCGGTGACTTGGACGTCGGACATGGTGCGGCCTTTCAGCGGCTGAGGTTGCGGGGTCGGTGCGGCAGGGGCCGCGCGGTCGGCAGCAGGCGAAGGGCCGGCCACCGGGGTGGCCGGGTCGGCGGCTGCCGGCGCCGAGAAGGGTGCGGGGGGCGCGTGGGGTGCGGCTTGGGGCTGCGCCAGGGCGCGGCCGACGCCGACGCTGGGATCGGCCGGCACGCTGACGAGCGACACCTCGTAGGGCTCCCAGTCGGTGACGCGGTAGGTGTCGTCGTCGTCGTCGTCGGTTTCGATCAGCTTGGCGGCGTGGATCATGTAGCCCACGCTGACGTTGCGGCGGATGCCGTCGCGGACGTCTTGCCAGACTTCCTCAGCCCGCACGCTGCGGCCGAAGCGCACCACGGCGCGGGCCACGCGGTCAGCGCCGACTTCGACCTGCTCGACCACGCCGACGACGTCGCGCGTGTCGTGATCCACCAGCAGGTTGGCGCCGCTGGCCAGGCGCTGCAGGCGCATGGCGGTGGGGCTGACGTCCAGGATCTCGCGGCCCCACCAGCGGTCGAACGGCGCTTCGCTGGCGAAGGCCAGCGTGGCGGTGCGGGCTTCCTCGTCGATCTGGGCGCGCTCGAACTGCAGCGCCCGGCTCAGCGGCTTGGCGGCCTGCGCATCGCGGATGGCCTGCGGCAGAAGGTTGGCGTCTTGCATGCGGGCATTGCATCAGCCCGCGGGGTGACATTTCCAGGGGTAAATGTCACCTGCCCTTGCACGCGCTCAAGCGGCTTCGGCCGGCGCTGGTGCAGGTGCTGGCGCGGGCTGCGCGGCCGGCGTGGCGCCTGGGGCGCCCTGGTAAGCGGTGAGCGTGACGCCGTAGCGCTGGGCCAGGGCTTGCGCTTCGCCGATCTGCTGCAGCACGTCTTCGAAGTCTTGCCCCATCTGCGCGGCCAGGGTCTGCGGGGCGATCAGGCCGGCGCGCACGGCCTGGGCCTTGGCTTCCATGTCGGCGCGCGGGTCCACCCAGTCCCAGCGGCGGGCCTGCCACTCGTGCATGCTGAACTTGGCCAGGCGCGACGCCGGCAGCGCGCTGCCGTTGGGCAGCAGCACCGCGCCCGACAACAGCGCCTGCTGCAGCCAGGCGTTGAACATGGGCCGCAGGAAGGCGCCGATGAACCACGCCTGGTCACTGGCCCAGCGGTCGCGCTCTTCAAGCGTGCCGCTGCGGATGCTGCTGAAGTTCACGCCCTCCAGGTCATTGGCCAGGCTGTGATAGGCCACGCGCCAGCCGCTGGCGATGCGCTGCAGCGTGGTCTTGACGAAGGGGCCGAAGTTCTGCTCGGGGTACTTGCTGTCGAAGGCCTGGAACTCCACGCCCGGGGGCAGCGTGTCGAAGGTGCCGGGCTGGCTGGTGGTGATCTGCTGGCCGTCGCCGGCTTCGTCGCTGCCCACCGGGGGCAGGCCGTCGGGCGTGCGAAAGAAGCCGTAGTGGTTGGCGCCGTTCTCGGCGGCCAGCAGCGCGCTCAGCATGAAGCCGCCCAGGTGGTGCAGGCTCACCATGCCCGGGGCCATCCAGGGCACGCCCCGGGCCTGGCCGGGCACGTCGACGCGGAAGCGGTGGATCAGCTCGGCCACCGGCACGCGCACCTTGCGGCGCTGCTGGGCGCCGCGCAGGTCATTCGGGTGGCTCTGGTACAGGTGCAGCGCCAGCGTGCGGCCGGCTTCGTCCTGCTCCACGCCCATGACGACGCGGTTGCCGTTGGGCAGCAGCTCGGTGTGCTGGGTGTCGATACGGTCGGCGTCGATGAGCTCGAGCGCGAAGTTGTAGCGGTTGCCGGCCGCGGCGCCGCGCACCATGCGCACCAGAAACTCGCCGTCGGTGGGCAGGCTGCCCACCAGCGTCTCGCAGACGTCGCGCAGGCTCATGGTGCCGGTGATGTCGGCGGCGGCGGCCCACTCGGCAAAGGCGGCTTCGATGGCCTGGTTGGCCAGGCGGTCGGGCGTGCGGCCGTTGTCGTCGACCACGCGGGCCTGCAGGCGGAAGCCGTCAGGGCCGACGATGTTGCCCTGGCACATGCCGATGAACTTGCGCGCGTAGTCGTTGTTCTTGGCCAGGTCGCGGGCGCGGGCGCGCAGGCGGTCGAGATCGCTGCGCAGCTCTTCGTTGATGCTGGCGTTGGCGGTCCACCATTCACTGGTGAGGCGGTCAACCCGGGCGGCGTCGAAGCGGCGCAGTACCGTCGGCGTGGCGCGGCGGCCATTGACCGGCGGGGCGATGAACTGCGCCACGCGCTGGCGCAGGCGTTGGGTGAGGCTGGGCATGGGCAAGTCCTGCGGGTGGGGTCAGCGGCGGGCGAAGCGCACGAAGACGCGGCGCGGGTCAGGCAGGCCGCGGGCGGCGCGGCTGGCGGCGTCTTCGCGCAGCACCTCGCCGCGGTACTTGTCGCGCAGCTGCAGCAGCTCGGGGATGGGGATGTACTTCAGCTGGCGGCCGGCGATCTGGTACTCGCCCACCTCGCTGGTGGCGCGGCCTTCGATGACGGCTTCGATGGCGTCGAGCACTTTGCGGGCGTGGCTGCGGCCATCGGTGGCGGTGGCGAAGGTGGGCCGCACGGTGAGCGTGCCGGTGCCCACGGTGTACACCTCGCCGGCCTTGCTGGCCTGGGCGCGCCAGGTGTAGGTGGCGGCGGCCCAGGTGGCGGTGGTGGCGGCGGCCACGGTGACCAGGTGGGCGTCACCGTCGGCGCTGGCCGTGAAGGTGTAGCGGTTGGCGGCGCTGACCAGCGTGTACGTCAGGGCCCAGCCCTGGCCGGCCGGGTAGTCAGCCAGGATGCGGCGCCACTTGGCGGTGTCGCCTGCGGCCAGCACGGCCGGCTCTTGGGTGGGGATGTCGCTCATGGCGGGCACTCTGCGGGGGTTGGGGGTGACATTTCAAGGGGCGGATGTCACCTGTCAGCGGCCGCGCACGACGCGCAGCACCTGGCGCTCGGTGATCTGCTCCTGGCGGGCGATTTCGGACAGGCGCACGTTCTCGAGGTAGGCGCGCTGGATGCGGCTGTTGCGCTCGGCCCGGGCGTCGCGCGTCTGGCGGCGCGGCACGTGCACCTGCTCGCCGCCCCAATGCTGGCGGATCTCGCGCTCGACCTGCTGGGCCAGCTGCTCGTCGAGCTGGCGGCCGGCGGTCTGCTCGGCGCGGCGCACGCGGGCGAGCATGTCGCGCACGATGTCGGCGTGGGTGGGCAGGTGGGCGGTCGTCACCATCGGCGGCGTCCTTGTGGGATGGTCGGGCGGTGGGCGGGGCGGCGCTGCGGGGTGGGCGGCGCGGTGGCGGTGGTGGCGGCGGCGGGCGGCGGCTCGGCCTGGCGGGCGGGCTCGGCCGGCGCGGGCGGCGGCTCTTGGGTGAGCGCGGGCGGCGGGGGCGCGGGCGCGGCAGGCTCGTCGAACAGGCTGCGGTCTTCCACCCGGGCGTGCCACTTGCGCCAGTCGCCTTCGCGCCAGCGGTCGATGCCGGCGAACACGGCGGCGGCCAGGGCGTAGACGGCGCAGTCCAGAGCCTCGTTGCGGCGGCCGGCGGGCTTGGTCCACTCCAGGCGCGGGCGGCCCTTGACGTAGCGAGTGACGAGCTTTTCGCTGGTGAGCTGGTCGAAGACTTCGGGCGGCAGGTGCTTGCTCAGGTGAACATAGCCCGGGCCGGGCTGGGCGGTGCGCAGGCGGCCGTAGATCTCGGCCTTGGCGGTGTCGGTGCCGATGGGCCAGAGCTTGATGCCGCCTTTCATCTTCTGGCCGCGCCAGGTCACGTCCTGCGGCGTGGGCTTGCCCAGCAGCGCCTTGCCGGCCTGGCTCTGGCCCTTGACCGGGTAGACGTGCGCGTGCTGGTGGGCGCGGGCGTAGGCGTAGACGGCCTGTGTGTGGTGGCCGCCGCTGTCGACCATGCAGGCCAGCACGGGCACGGGCCGGCCGCTGGCGTGCAGGATGGGCGTGCGGCGGTACTCGGTGAGCGCGGCCCAGGGGCTGCCGGGCTGGCTTTCGTCGAGCGCGGGGTCGCCGTAGAAGACGGCGCGGTCGACGAGCTGGCGCTCCATGCCGCGCCCCCAGGCCCAGGCGTAGGCTTCGATGCGGTCACCCTGCACGTCGGCGCCGATGGTGGCCACGTACAGGCCCCAGTGCACCTGGCGCAGCGGGATGTCGGCCGCGCGCTTGCGCAGGGCGTGCTCGTCGGCGCGGTCGCCGCTCTCTTCGAAGGTTTCGGCCAGGCGGGTGTTGACGAAGACGCGCAGCAGGCTGATGTCGCCCGCCCGGGCGGCGATCAGCGCGCGGTGCCACTCGGCCACGATGTCGGCCCAGCTCAGCCAGCCCAGCGGGCTGTAGAGGCTGCTGAGCTGGAAGCCGCGCACGCGGCCGGCGGCGGCGCCGGGGGCCTCAGCCACCCAGCGGCCGGCGGCCAGCATGGCGGGCTTGTGGTGCTCGCGGATCTCACCGCCGCAGTGCGCGCAGACGTAGCGCACGCTGTCGGGCAGCGGGCTGCCGTCGTCGGCGCTGTCCCACTTCAGCCCGTGCGCCTTGTCGGCGCCCCACTCCAGCGCCTGGTGCTCGCCGCAGTGCGGGCAGGGCACGTGGTAGCGGCAGCGGTCGCTGGCCAGGTAGCGCTGCTCGATGCGGCTGAAGTCCTTGGTGGTGGGCGTGCTGGTCAGCAGGCGCTTGCGGCGGCTGAAGGTGGTCTGCCGCGCCTCGGCCAGCTTGATGGGGTCGCCCTCGCCGTCGGCGTCCAGCGGGTAGGCGTCGATCTCGTCGAGGAACAGGTCGCGGACCGGCATGCTGCGCAGGCCGGCGGCGCTGTTGGCGCCGGCCAGGGCGCAGAAGCCGCCGGCAAACTCTTTCAGCAGCGTGGTGTTGGCCTCGTCGCGGCTCTTGTTCTCGCGCACCTTGCGGCGCAGCGCGGGGCTCTCCTCGATCATGGGCGACAGGCGCTGGCGGCTGTAGCGCTTGGCCATGTCGATGGTGGGCTGCACCACCATCACCGGGCCCGGGGCGGTGTCCATCGTGTAGCCGAGCCAGTTGCTGCCCACCGTGGTCTTGCTGGTCTGCGCGCCCCACATCAGCACCACCTCTTCCACAGCGCTGTGCTGGCTGAGGCAGTCCATCGGCTCGCGCGCGTAGGGCGTGCGGGCGGCGCGGTAGGGGCCGGGCTCGCTGCTGTCCTTGCCCGACAGCACGCGGTGGCGCTCGGCCCACTCGGTGACGGTGACGATGGGCGGCGGCGCCAGGTACTCGCGCAGGATGTCGCCGACCAGGCGCTCGGCGTCGATCAGCGGGGGCAGGTCACGCGCGCCCATGCTGGGGCCTCGGCTCGGGGTCGGCCGTCACCGCGGCCAGCGCGGCCACGATTTCGGCGTGCAGCACGCGGTGCATGGCGCCGGGCTCGGGCTGGGCCACCAGCAGCGGCACCACGCGGGCGGGCAGCTGCAGGAAGGCTTCGCGCAGGCTGGCCACGCGGCGCGACAGCGCGGCGCGCACGTCGTCTTCACGCACCAGCACGCGGCGCAGCTCGGCCAGGCGCAGCTCGGCCAGCTCAGCCTCGGCGGCTTCGCGGCGGGCCTTGCTCTGCCAGTAGTCGCCGTCGCCGTCGTCGCCGTCGCCCTGGCCGCGGCGCGCGCCGCCGGGCGCCTGCAGGTTGGCGTCGTCGGTGGCCCGGCTGCCGGCGCGCACGCGGGTGTTGCGCGCCCACTGCGCGTCGGCCGCCACCGGGTCGATCTTGCCCTCGATCAGCGTGATGCGCTGGTCCCGCACGGCCCGGCGCACCGCGCCTTCGGTGCACCCACGGCGCCGCGCGTACTCGGCCATCGTGATGAGCTGCACCGTACCGACCGGCATCACACGCACCCTTCACCGTACAAAGCGGCCGAGGCACCGACTAGCCGAACATCGCGCTCGCGAATGACC